TCATATCTTGCAAACGAACCTGTTTCACTTTCTGTTATCCAACTTCCACTTTGAGAAGCTAAATTAGACCACTTTGTATTATTAGATGAAGTATATGCATTCAAATTAGCCAATACACCGATAAAGCCAGTATTGATTGTATCTTGTGATTGGGTAAATGTATTTAGTTGAGATATAGAACTATTCACACTAGCAGTATAAGTTGCAAGTGTTGCATTCTTTGTTTCTTGAGATGCAGTGAATGCATTCAATGAAGATATATCAGTTCCTGCAGCTCCAGAAGGCAATGTAATCCCAAAGGTTGAGTTATCTCCCTTTGTGAAGGTAATGTTATTACCAGAGATAGATGCAGTGACCAATGAGGAGCCTGTGATGCCTGATGTTACCCAACTACCACTCTGTGATGCTAGATTACTCCATTTGGTATCATTTGAACCTGTATAAGTTGCAAGTGTTGCATTCTTCGTATTTTGAGAAGAAGTAAATGCTTCTAAATTATTTAATCTTACATTTGCAGAAGCAGTAAACAATTCCAAATTAGTTGTTTCACTAATCAATGAAGCCGTTACCGATGCAAGTGTTGTATTCTTTGTTTCTTGTGATGCAGTAAATGCATTAAGAGAACTAATATCAGTTGCTGCACCTCCACCTGAACCTGTATTAACTGTAATACTAAATTGTGTGTTGTTACCCTTTGTAAATGTAATTGTATTCAAATTTACAGAAGCAGTTAATAAGAATGAGCCACTCTCACTCTCCGTAATCCAACTACCACTTTGTGCAGCTAGATTAGACCACTTCGTATCGTTTGAGCCAGTATATGTTGCTAGGGTTGCATTCTTTGTATTCTGTGATGCAGTAAACAATTCTAAATTAGTTGTTTCCGTAATCAATGATGCAGTTACAGTAGCAAGTGTTGCGAACTTTGTATCTACTGATGCAGTATATAATGCAAGTGTAGCGTTCTTTGTATTTTGAGAAGAAGTAAATGCATTAAGAGATGTCAAATCACTTCCTGCACTACCACTATTATCAGGAATGAAAATAGAGAATGTAGAACCATCACCTTTTGTAAAAGTTAAGTTTTGAGATGCAAATGATGCAGTTACTAATGAACTTGCAGTAATTGCACTTGTTACCCAACTACCTGATTGAGAACCTAATGTATTCCATTTAGTGTCATTAGAACCTGTGTATGCTGCAAGAGCAGTATTCTTCGTATTTTGAGATGCGGTGAACTCATTAAGATTAAGAATAGATTGTGCTGAACCAGATGGGTCCAATGCATTTATTTGTGCTTCTAATTCTGCAATTTGAGCATCATACTCTACTTGATTGACAGTTGAGTCAATCATATCGCTGTTAAAACCCCTTAAACGAGAAGGGGTAATGTATCCACTATTGTTATTTGGAAATTGAGTATTGTTCTCAACCCTTAATGCTACCTTTGATAATTCGGCCATGTTAAGTTTATTTTTAGCTTGTTATTTCATATCCATCAGAGTAACCATCTGAAAAACCACCTCTATTTGGATAAGGTGATTGCGTTTGTCCTATGCCTTGGTTCATCAAATATCCTTTGCAACATCTAACATCATATGTGTCAGAGTCTAAACAAAGGCATGCTTGCCTGCTATTCTTTGGTGAAGATAAACCTTTGGTTGGTCCTAAATATATTCCACTATTATTCTGTCTATTAACTGAATAACGAAGATTTCCGTTCCTTGAATTAGACCATTTACCAGCCATAAGTAGTGTTTATGTAATAACAACTATCACTCCGAAAATACTTATGCTTTAATTTTTTTGATTGCTTCTTTATGTAAAAGGGTATGTAAGAAGTTTGTATCTGCTTTATATGAGAGATAAAGCAAACATTTCTCTAATGGCATTTCTACTACTTCGGTAAATTTGAGTATGTCCCCATTGGCCAAATCATAGATTGAGCTATAGTGTCTCCACTTCTTTCCAAAGTTTTCTTCAGCTGGAGTGGAATATCCTCCTCCTTCATAGATTTCAGGATACCTTTCAGCAAGTCCGTTGATAAATTCAGAAAAAAAAAGAGTGTGCCCATGTGGACATCCATGCCTACATTCATCCATTTCTCTGCATCTATCTTGCCTGTATATTTTTCAATCCAATACATTCCGTTCTTTTCTTTTGTTACAGGTCTATATAAGATTGACATTATGTTTGCCCAATTCTTATCAATTGTGAATGTATCATACTTTGTTATATCTACAAACGCACCATATGCCATTTCAGACAAGTTCGGTTCAAAACCATACTTTACTCCATCTATTGTAACGAATTGCTGTAATGGTAAATCTGTTGGGTTTAACACTCTTGTCAATTCATCCTTCAACATCATATAATCATCAATAGCGATGTTACGCAAATAGATTGGGTCTAATTCGCATATGTAATAAAGAAGTAATGCAGTAGTTGCTTCTTCATCATCTTTATAGTTTTCTAATTCTTTTTGCACCTCTAACCATTTCTTTAAGGTTATATCTCCGTAAGATTGTGGTATCTTAATTGTTAGTTCCATCCCATTGTTGATTTAATATGTTATATAATTGTAAAGATAATCTTTTTACCTTTGCTTCTTCGTTTCTTAGCTTTGCATCCATCATAATCATTTTTGCTTGCAAATCTGCGTTTTCTCCTTGCAAATGCTTAGCGTAGAGTATCAACTCCCTAATTTCGGTTTCGTTCCATTGCTTTTCTTCCATAATTTATACAAATGATATTGCGTATTTACCTGCCATTATTTTCTTTGCATTCAATCTTTCCATTACCACATATCTGATTGCATCAATAGAGTGGTTATTGAAATCAATAGGGTCTTTTTCAAAAACACCATTCTTATCTTGCATCCACACATATGAATGAAATTCTTTTATTGTATTGCCTGATGCTTTCGTTACATGCAGTTTTCTTTGTTGCATCAAATCTATTCCTAATCTTATACTATCCTTTCCTTTCTTTACAGGCTTTATGTTAAATCCGGACCTGTATATTTCTTCTATTAATCTTTTCTCTGCACTATCTGCCCATATCTCTTCTCTTTCTATTCCAACGGACTTTAAGAAGTTTACTATATCCGATGTTACCATGCCCGTCTTATATAAGAACTCATGTATGTAAAGGTTATCATCTTTTTTCCAAACGCCTACTAATGTTGTAGGGTCATTAGTAAATCCAAAGTCCATACCATATGCAACAAACTCTGCATCTTCATCAGGCAAATCACAAACATTAATTGTGAATACTGTTCCAACTGCTTCGCCTGGCATACCTTCACCATATATCTTATAGTATTCTGGATTAACATCTTTTAATCTTTCTATTTCTCTTACTTGCTCTATTGGTAAGAATGGATTATCCCTGTAAGTAGACACATATATGTCTGCTTCAGGGTGTGTATGTATCTCATTAAAGATATAGTTGTTTCTTCCGAATGATGGGTTGTAAGCAACAATAGATTTCTTTCTTGTTCTGATGAATAGCTGAAACCAATCTTCTCTTGTTAATTCGTTTACTTCATCTACAAAAAGATAATCTCTACTACTACCTTTTCTTTTCTCTGCTGAGTCAATTGAAATAAATTCTACTATGGTATCGTTGTCAAATGTGTATGTCTTTTCAGTTTCAGACCACATAGCTTCATCCCATATCTCTAGCTCTTTCAGAATTGTTTGCCAATCTCTTAATATGGATACTCTCATTGATGGTAAGGACTTTCTAACTACTGATATAACTTGTCCTTCTTCGGATAATGCTTTAACCAATAACCATTGTAGTGCAGCATATGATTTGCCACTTCTAGTTCCTCCCTGTAATACTGCTATCTTCCTACTAGCTTCTATATCCTTATACGTCCTTGATGTCTTTATCTTTAGTTCCATCTACTATGTTTACACTTATCTGATGTATTCTCTGGTTCATATTTACTTCACCTGTTAAATCAATTGCTCTTTGCTTTGGTATTACATACTCTAATAACTTCATTGCAAGTTCCATTGCTTTAACTGGATCCTTTTTCTTTATCTCTTTCAAATCTGTTTGGATATTATCCAATATACCATTTACTGCTCTATTGATTGTCAATCTAGCTTCTTGCGTTGTTCTATTGGGTGATCCACTCTTTCTTCCTCTTGATAACTTATGGCCTGGTTGGAATGGCATAATAATTTATATTTGTTTAATATAATAACACACTATGCGTCAATTTGTATTTAATGGTATCAAATTGGGAATAACTCCATCCATAAAATAAAAAATGCTACTATCCAAAGGTAAACACCTAATATCAAAATGATTTCTTCGTTTTTGTAGTAATAATTTAATATCCAGTTCATTAGTTTTCTTTTCATATTATTTTATTTTATTATTTATAATGATTTCTTACACACCAATTCCATATGTCTTCTTCTTCATTTAATAACTTATCCATATTCATCTTTATGAACTTCTTCCATTCTTCTCTATCCATATGCTTTATAATGTTCATCCTTTCTAAAAATCTTTTCTTTGCTTCATTTGGTTTTAATGGATATGGTTTCCTTCCCATCTTTTTATTAAGTCCTAATTCTGTTTTATTTATTCTATACTTAGTCTTTTGTATTTTAGATGCGCATGCATTGCAATATGATTTTCTGTAGTGGTAGTCAAAATCTTCTTTACATACTATACATGTGTATGTTTTGATATCTGATGGATTGATTTGTTTTTTCATTTGTAACATTAATTGTCATTTACTTTATATGGGTTATCTATTACTTCTGCCAAATACTTTCTTATCTTCTTTACTGCAAGGAATGTAGTAGATTTACTTATTCCGATTTTGTTTGCTACTTCATCTAGGGTATCATCCGAACACCAATACATTTGGAATATCTTGGATTGTGGCCATAGTTTAGTTTTCTCTAATCGTTTTAGTTCTTGCATTACTTCTTCATGTATTCTTTGCATTTGCAAATCTCCTTCTTCATCATAAGGTATGTCAATTTGATTATCTTTCATTGTTTCACACAACTGTATCTTATTTGATTTCTTTGTAGAATTCAAAAATCTATGTTTGATAAATTTACTACAATAAAATAAATTGTATGAGTCACCATAAAAGATTTTCTTATTTTGTTTTTCATGAAGGTATTGATAAAGTTCACTTACCAAATCTTCTGCGTTTTCTTTGTGTTTTGTTAAGTTATAGGCTACTTTCAATAACCAACTGTGATGCTTCTTATATAAAATTTGTAATCTAGTTACAAATTCCTTTGCATCGCTCAAACTTTAGCCTTTACCCACTCCCTCAAAAAGTCTAATGCTCTATTCCAATGTCCTGCTGCTGAGCCGCAGTTACAAGGTTGTGGTTCTTTTACATCTCTTATTCTATTATACATTGCCCAAATGTAGCCTGTTTTATTTGTTGGCAAATGCGTTGTAATGTTTTCTAATGTTAGAGATAGTTCTACAAATTCTGAGTCTGATAATGGTGCGTATTTCATTTCTTCCATTATTTCAATGTTTTAAGTTTAGGTAATTTCATTTCTTTCTTCTCTGGTTGATTAACTTTAACAGGATTGTCCAAATTAACAAACTTCTTTACTGCTTCCCAATTTGGATGAT